AGTATAGATACTGACGAAGGTGTTTTAGAGCCTTTCGGAGTAGGAGAAATCCTAATAGAGGTTCGATACTAGAAAATACTGGCAAGAACAAATGTTCAAGACCAAGTCTTTTCAAGATACATAGGAGATAACTATGGCAGATCAATTATATTTTAGCCGCGATACTAAAGTATACTTACGCAATGGAAGCAGCGGCAGTACATACTGGGAAATCCCAGTATTAGATGGATTTAGTTTCTCTCAAGCAACTAATACATCAGAAATTACTTTGAATGAAATGGACAACGGAAGCGGAAAAAGCCGAAGAAGTAGACAAATGTTTACTGATTCTTATGCTCCTGCTGAGTGGTCTTTCTCGACCTATATGCGACCTTTTATTTCGACCGCAGCAGCCTCAGGGGGCTGGGAAGATACAGGATCGGCCGCACAACATCATGCGATGGAAGAGCCCCTCTGGGCTTATTTTGCTGGAGCGCCTACATTTGCTGCTTCTAATGGGTCAACTGCATCAGCATGGAGTAAATCAATTACAAACTCTACTTCGAATATGATTGTTGATTTTGCAGATTCAGAAGTAGCAGCTCTCGGTACTTTTGAACTTTATTTTGTGCTCGGAGCAGCTAGCTCAGGAACTAAAACTACATATAAGATGACAGGATGTGTAGTAAATGAAGCATCAATTGATTTTGATATTGATGGAATTGCTACAATTAACTGGTCGGGGTTTGGAACTATTATTACTGAGGAAGCAGCGGCTCCTACAGCAACAATTACTGAAGGAATTGCTTCAACTTCAAACTTTATTCGAAATCGTTTAACTTCTTTAGCTGTAACATCAGCTTCTCCCTTTCAAAGTAGTTATGGTTTAACTCTTACGGGTGGAAATATTACAATGTCAAATAATATTACCTTTTTAACCCCAGAAACTCTTGGAGTAGTAAACCAGCCTTTAGGTCATGTAACTGGTACTCGTTCTGTTAGCGGAAACTTTACTTGTTATTTAGAGCATGATACTGCTGGCAATCCCTCTACGGATTTATTCGAAGATATTATTGAAGCAACTAGTACAATTACAAATTCTTTTGGTCTTACTTTTACAATTGGAGGCAGCTCAGCACCGAAGTGTGTAGTTGCAATGCCCCAATGTCATTTGGAAGTACCAACTCATTCTATTGATGATGTAATTTCTTTGGAAACTAACTTCCATGCGCTTCCCGCTTCAGTAGATCCAGGTAGTACTGATACGAACTATGAAGCAAAAATTACTTATACTGGAGCATAATCCATTAGAAAGTAACATAAAAAAGGGACTTCGGTCCCTTTTTTTATCACCTAAGAAAAATAATTCTTGACATTTGTCCTCGCCTCCTCTATACTATAACAATTATAAAACTAACTCAAAAGGATTTAAAACATGAGTGATGCTCCTATTTCTCTAGCGAGTCTTATGACTCCCAGTAAAACGGTAAAGATTGATTTTCCTGGTTATTCAGGAATGTCAGTTGATTTATGTTATTTAGCTAGAGAGGAACTAATTAAACTTCGTAAAAGATGTTTAAGTACAAAATTCAATAAGAAAACACATCAGCCTGAAGAAGAATTAGATGATGATAAGTTTCTTACTGAATATTGTAAAGCAGTTATTAAAGGTTGGTCTGGACTGAAATTTCGGTACTTAGAAGAGCTTCTATTGGTAGATGTTTCTGAACTTGACCCTGAAGATGAACTGCCTTATACACAAGAAAACGCAGAACTTTTAATGAAGAATGGAACTTCATTTGATACTTGGGTTACAGAAACAGTAGGTGATCTGGAAAATTTTACTGGGAACAAGTAGCAGAAATTAGAAAGCTACTTGAGCGAATGGTAAAAGAATCCTCTGCATCTATAGATGTAGAAAAGTATTTACGAATTTGTGAAGAGTTAGGACAAGAACCAGATCCAAAAAGAATGCCACTAGAGACTTCATCATTTCCTGTTGAGGTACAAGTGGCATTTTTTATATTTGACTTTCTTCCAGACCGATGGGAGGGAATGTCAGGAACTTACTTAGGAAAGGATTGGAGTTCTGCAAATTTTTTATTCGAACTCTATGAAGTAGAAGAACCAAAAACAATTACTTATTTTATGAAGCTTTATGAAAACATTATAATGAACTATAGAGCGGAAGAAGCAGAAAAGAAACGAAAAGCAGAAGAAAGAAAATCAAAAAGCGGTGGAAAGAATTACACCCATAATGTACGTGGATAATGGCTAAAAAAGTATACATTGATGTAATTGTTGATGATAAAGGCACCACAAAAAGGGTTGCTGTTAATGCAAAAGCTCTTGGTGGTGGTCTTGAAACAGTTTCAAAAAATGCTAGAACTGCTGACCGTAATTTAAAAGGCGCTGCACAGGCTTCTGCCAATGGTGCTAAAAACTTTTCAAAAATGGCTCAGGGAATTACAGGCGGCCTTGTTCCTGCATATGCGACTCTTGCTGCAAACGTATTCGCAATTTCAGCGGCATTTCAGTTTTTCAAAAATGCCTCAGATGTTAAAAATCTAGAAGCATCTCAGGTATCTTACGCTCAGAATACAGGAGTAGCGTTACAATCAATGACTTCCAGATTGCGAGAAGCAAGCGGAGGAATGTTAGGATTTAAAGAAGCTGCGCAAGCGTCCGCTATCGGAGTAGCAAAAGGCTTTTCCCCAAGCCAGATGGAAGCCTTAGCTGAAGGAGCCAGAAAAGCATCGACAGCTCTTGGTAGAGATTTTGAAGATTCTTTTGATCGTTTGGTACGCGGTGCCTCTAAAGCAGAACCAGAATTATTAGATGAATTAGGTATTACTCTTCGTTTAGAAACCGCTACCAAAAACTATGCTGCAGCAATAGGAAAGCAAGCGGAGCAATTAACAGCGGCGGAAAGAAGCCAAGCAGTTTTATTAGAAACTCAAAAACAATTAAACGAAAACTTCGGTGATGTAGAAGCTGCAACCAATCCTTTTATTAAATTATCAAAAACATTTGATGATTTGGTTAAATCAGTAACTCAATATATTTTACCCGCCTTCGAAGGTTTAGCTAATTTTTTAGCAAATAATGCTCAGACAGCAGCATTATTTTTTGGAGCATTAGCACTTTCAATTTTTAAAAGTATTCCAGGAGTCGAAGCCCTGGGAGAAAAAATTAGTAAAATTGGAACGGGTCCAGGAATACGGGATGCGATTAAAGATTTTGTAAAATTTAAAGATAGTATTGAGGATGCAAAAATTGAACTTGAAGCAGTTAGAGAAAAAGCAGGTAAAAAGTTTAAAGGAATCGCAGGACAATTTACTGGTGATAGTAAGATTCTTAAAAAAGCAAGAGAAGGCACCCCTTTACATGGAGCAGATAAGAAAAATTTAGAAAAAGCTTTTAAATCGGCAGAAGCCCAATACAAAAAACATGGAAAAATTGTAAGCGGGATCTTTAAAGGCGAAGATATAAAACGAGTACGTCATTTTAATAAAGCTTTTAAAGAAATGAATCAGACTAGTCTTAAAACAGGTCAACAATTAAAAAATCTATGGGGTTCAGCTACAAGAGGCGCAAAAATCTTTGGAAGAACAATTAAAACGGCTGTTGTTTTGCCTTTAAGAGCTACAAAAGTAGCTGCTCGTCTGGCTGGAAAAGCAATTAACACAATGATGAAAGCCACTATTATTCTTGGCGTGTTAAAAGCTGTTATTGATATGTTTGATACTTTAATGAATAAGCCAGCTACTTTAGTTCGTGGTATTCGTAATATGATTGTCAATATTGCAAACGGAATCCAATTTCTAATGAATATGGCTGTAGATGTTATGAATAAAGCTATTGATATGCTTCCTGATAAATTGAAGGAATTTTTTGGGGTAAAAGGAGTAGCTGCTATTGGTAAGTTTACTTTTGCGGATGATGTTGAAGCATATGTAGATGAATTCATTAAACTAAATGTAAACATGGAACAACTACAAGAAAGAGAAAATGAGTATGTTAAGAATGAAGCTCATGCACAAAAAATTAATGATCTAACTTCCGCTTACGTTGACTTAAATAACGAAATAGCAACACTTGCTCTGGGTATTTCAGAAGCAAGTGGAGCAGCCCAGGGGTTAAAAGTTGCAAAATCAATTCAAACTCTAGATATCGCAGCTAGATTCAGAGAAGCACAAGTTGTTGGTCCTGATGCATTAAATATATTTAAACAACAAATAGCTTCAGGACAGCTTGGAAATATTAGTGCTCCTCTTGCGGCAGCAGTACAAAAAGAAGATTTAAAGGAAATAGAAAGATTAACAATTCTTGCAGGAAACTATGTAGGAAACATAGCGGGTCTGAAGGCAGGAATTAATGATATGGCAGTACGAATAGGCAGCGGAGATTTGCTAGAAACAGAAATTTTTGTAGAAGGACTTGTAGGAACAAAAGATTCTTTAGTAAAGGTAGCAGCACAATTAGGAATAACTACAGACGCGGCCGAAAAATTAGATAAAGCTTTCGAAGCCTATGGCGTCGGAGATGTTTTATTAGCAAAACTTCAAGGTATGCGAGCTGCACAAGAAGGTCTTTTAGATGCACAAAATATTCTGGCACAGGAATCAATTAAAGCAGATCAATTAGGGGCTCTT